GAAAGAAATGAGTTAGGTGCTTCTACTAATTTAGTTGCTAATGGCTATTGGGCATCAGCAGAATTAGTTGATTTACATGGTGTAGAAATACATACTGAAATCTCATAATAGATAAAGGAAAGGGTGGTGTAAAAGCCACCCTTTTACCTATCATGTCAAATAAAAAAGATATAGGCAATTTAAATAATAAAGAATTTGGGTGCGAACTTGATCCTGATAAAAAGCTAAAACTTGTTAGGGATGATGATAAAGGACAGCAAGCATATTACAAGGGCAAGAAAATTAAATACATGGATTATATGCAAGAAGTAACAGATAGAGTTATTAGGAATAAGAAAGGAAAAGGTGCTGAAAATATTGGTATGTTTGGTGGTGTAAGTTTTGATAAAAAAGGTAATATTATTTAAGGAGAATAAATAATGTCTGAAAAAAAGAAATCAATAAAAAAAGAAGTAAAAAAAGAATCTAAACCAAGTGTAAAGTATAAAATAACAAAACCTAATGGAAATGTTATTAAAAGAGATCGTTTGGAAGATGTAGAAATTAAAAAATATGAATCAAAAGGTTGTAAAGTGGAGGGTGTTTAATTATGATTATATTTTCACCAATAACAACAGAAGCTGCTTTAGGAACAGATGATGCAGGATCTTCAAATGTAGGATCAAGTGAATTTGTAAGGCTTTACAATTCAGCAGCAGCAGGAACAGAACATTTGGTAACATTAAATACATCTGATGGAACAGATATTGGAACTTTTAGCTTAGAGGGATTAGATACTGTAATAATAAGAAAAGCATCTACAGATAAAATATTTGCAGCTAATGCAGCAGTTCTTGCTTGTGGTGTTACTATTATATCAGATGCACAACCTAAAAAATACTCTAAATCAGCTAGTTAATGCCTAATCTTATAGAGCAAATAAAACAATCAGAAGGCTTTAGACCTACTGTGTACAAATGCACAGAAGGTTATGATACTATTGGTTATGGATTTGCTATTAAAGATTTAGTTCTTAGTGAGGACATCTGTGATATGATCCTTGAAAGAAAGGTTGCAGAACTCAAGCTAAGAATACAACAAAAATTCCCATTTTATGATGATATGGCTCAAGCAGTACAAGATGTAGTGGTAGAGATGTGTTATCAAATGGGTGTATCAGGGTTTTCTAAGTTCAAGAAAACTATAGACCACTTAATGAGAAAGGATTATAAGGCAGCTTCTGAGGAAATGTTAGATAGCAGATGGGCTAAACAAACACCCAATAGAGCAAAGAAATTATCTGACTATGTAAAGTATGCAAGATAGATTAGGGTGTCCTAATTGTTATAGTATTCAGTTAATTAAAAGTGGTATAGAGCATGGGAAACAAAGATACAAGTGCAAAAGATGTAGAAGCAGAACAGTATTTCCTATAACAGATTTAGATCTACTTAGAGAAAATGTAAGATATAGGAAAGAAAAACAAAAGGCTCAAGATGTTACAAGAATAGAAAGAAAAGCCTTTAGAGAACACTCAAGAATTGAAAATGCTGTAGAAGAATACAGCAAAGAATTAAAACAGCTTTTTGAAAAGAATAGATTACACAAGCTAACTAAGAAACATAAGATTAGCAATAAAGCAGCAGGAGTAATACAGTTTAGTGATGTACACTTTAATGAACTTGTAAATCTTAAAAATAACAAGTATGATTTTAAAGTTGCAGCTCAAAGATGTCAGTATTTTGTTGCTAGAGCTAAAGAATACTTCAGAATGGCTAAAATAACCAATGTAGTAGTGGCTTTAACAGGAGATTTATTAAATTCTGATAGAAGGTTAGATGAACTGCTAAATCAGGCTACAAACAGGGCTAAAGCAACATTCTTATCAGTTGATATAATGCAACAAGTAATAGTTGATTTAAATAAAGAGTTCAATGTTTCAGTAGCAAGTGTGGTTGGGAATGAAGGTAGAGCAAATAAAGAACTAGGTTGGAGTAATGCTGTAGCTACTGATAATTATGATTATACAATATACAACTGCCTAAGATACCTATTCAAAGATTCCAATATAAACTTCATTGATGGTGATCCTAGTGAAATAGTAATCAATGTAGCAGGACAAAACTTATTAATGCTACATGGACATGGTGGGCTTAAAGGTGGGATAGAGAAAGCAATCAATCAGATTATGGGTAGATATGCTAGTCAGGGAATAGAAATAAATTATGTAATATTTGGTCATGTTCATTCAGCAAGAGTAGGAGATAATTATTCAAGATCTTCAAGTATGGTAGGAGCAAATGATTACTCTGAAAAAGCATTAAACTTAACAGGCAGGGCATCTCAGAATTGTTATATCTTTTATAATAATGGAAATAGAGATGGTATTAAAGTAGATTTACAAAATGTTAGTAACAAAGGATATGAAATAGATAAAAGTTTAGAAGCATACAATGCAAAATCAGCAAACAAAACAGAAAAAACAGAAACAATCTTCAAAGTTGTTGTTTAACTCGACAGGCAATAATCCTCCTATCTTCGCACAAAGTGTTGTATGCTTCTTATATTTAGGAGAATTATGATAGATAGTTTAAGAACATTAACAGCAGGAATAGGTGGTATGGCTATAACATGGCTAGATTGGATGCCTGTATTAGTTAGGGTATTAGTAGGGTTAGCTACTTTTGTTTATATATGTGTAAAAATTTATAAGCTGTATAATGAATGAAGAAGAATTGCAAAAACAAGCAGAAGGTTTCTTAGGTAATTGGGTATGGCTTTTTCTATCAGGAATAGCATTATTACTTTTCAAATCAACAATAGAAAGTGTTGTAGAAGGTGTAAAAGTCTTTTTTGGAAAGGATCTAAATACAGATGATGTGGTTATTTTAGATGATAGACCTGCAAGAGTTATTAGGGTTGGATTGTGGAAAACAACCTTTTTTGCCTATGATATTGGTACAGCCAATGGTAAGCCTTATGTCAAAGGTGGTACAAAGATACAGATACAGAATGACAAACTTAAAGATCATGTCATAGAAAGACCATTACAGATGTTAGATTTAAGTAAATGGGATGAAAGTGATAAGGGCTAAGTTACAAGATAGAAAAATGATGTTAAGCATCAAAAGTATAATGGATGTAAAATTAAATGAGTATGGTTTAAAGTTTAGAAGAATTGAAAATGAAATAAGAAGTTTGAAGAAACAGAATACACAGTTAAAAAATGAAATAAAAACCTTAAAAGGAGAACAATAGAATGAAACCTTTATTAACAGTATTATCAGTATTATTTATAATTGGGTGTGGATCAGATGTCAAAGAGGAAGCACCAAAAGAAGAAGCTAAGACAGAAGAAAAGTCTGAGTAATTTATTTAATTTAAATTAAGGAGAAAAATATTATGGATTTTATAGCTATAAGTTTAGGACTAGGTAGTGGTGGTGCATTATTGTGGGTATTAAAAAAGATACCTAATGATAAAATATGTGCATTTGTAGAAAAGAGCTTTGAAAGTCTAGGTGTTATAATGACAGCAGGACTAACAAAGTTTAAGTTTACTGCAAAGGTGTGGAATAAGACTATAGAGCCTTATTTTATTGATTTAGTTGATAATGTGGTAGGTGGTGCATTAAGAGGGCTGATTAAAGGATTAAGGTCAGATAATTAATGTTAGCTTCACTATTAAAAAGATACTTAGTTAAAAGAATTACTAAAAAAGGAACTTTAGAAACTGCTCTTGATATTTTAGAGTTGATTGCTAAACTGACTAAATCAAAGAAAGATGATAAAGCTATTGCAGAAGCTAAAAAGGTAATTCAGAAGTATAAATGAGCAAAGAGTTAAAAATAAGCAATGTATTAGATAAGCACCTTAGCCCTATTCAAATAGATGGGGCTAATGTGCCTATCGAAGTATCTACAGATGCTGTTAGATTTAGTCAAAATGCAACTTTCCAAAAAGATTTAATTATAGAAGGTGATTTAAGTGTTTTAGGGGCTACTACTGAAATTAATATGACAGAAGGAGTATTGTTAGAAAGTCAAACTAATGCAGGCTATCTTACCTTTACAGCACTTGGATTTTCTTTATTAGCTAGTGCTTATTCAGGTAGTGATGGGGATCAAAGTGATAATGATGCTTTTATTACATTACATTCATCAGTTGGATATGATGCAGCAATAAAATTATATAATGCTTCAGGTTTAATTTGGTCAATAGGAAAAGATGGTGATGATAGTAGTAAATTAAAATATGATTTTAATGCAGGAACAGGTGAGGCTACTAAACTAGAATTAGATACTAGTGGAAACTCAAAACAAGAAGGTAGCATTAGCATTAAAGAAAAAGCATCAGCTATTGCAGATACAGCAGGCTATGGTCAGTTATGGGTTAAGACAGCAACACCTAATGAATTGTATTTTACTACTGATGCAGGGGATGATATACAACTTACAGATGGAACTAGTGCAGCAGGTGGTGGTGGTGGTGGAAGCAGTACAGCATACTGGCATCAAATTGTTTCAGGTTATAGAAATAATAACACATCTACAACTAACTATTATACATTTTATAGAGTTTGGTATGAATTTTGGGGTAATGTTGATAACGATCCAAGCACTATTATTGACCAAGATACTTATTCTACTTTTTTTATTGCCCCAAGAGCAGGAACTATTACTAACTTAAAAGTTCAAGGATATGCTGCTGATACAGGGGCAACTGATCCCTTTAAATTTTATTTTTATAAAGGTGCTATGAGCAATAATGCAGATACTATGAGTTTAACTTCAATGGGAGATTCAGGAGCAATTACACCTCCTGCTAATGGTAAAACTTTTAGCCATACTGTAGATTTTAGTTCAGACAATGCTTTTTCAGAAGATGATTGCTTATATGTATGGCTTAAAAAAGATTCTAATTCAGGAAATCAAGATTTGTATTTTACTCTTAATGTAAGTGGGGAATATTCTTAATGGAAAAGTTAAATGAAGATAAAGATAGAGATATTGTAGATATTTTAGAAGAATTAACAAATAAAATAAATGAAATAATTGATTGGATAAATGCACAATAGGAGATTAGATGGCATTAACAAATAAAACAATAGCAAGCACCTATGGAGATATACTACAAGCTGATAATAGTGGTAGTGGTAGAACTGCTAATGGTACTGTAATTAAAGATGGACTAGGTCAATCAACTGCCTTAACACTAGGGCAAAACAAAACCCATATTAAACCATCATCAGATCAGACAGATGCTTTTATAGTAGAAACATCAGGTGGTACAGATTTATTAACAGTAGATACAAGTAATAGTGCAGTAAAAACAGGTACTACACAGACTTATGCAAACACTCAAATACAAAGATTTTCAGTTTATGATGCACAGCCTGCTGCAGATACTCATACAAGTATGATGGTTGATTGTGGATATTCTAGCTTTACACCTCCAATAACATTTGGTACAGGCACAGATCCTGCAACTACATATTCTTTAAGTTCATCAGAAGCTAATGCTATGGCTTTAACTATGTCAAGTTGGTATATACCTGTAGCAATTACTATAGATGAAGTTAGAGTTATATCAGGTGGAGAAGCAGCAGATACACTTAATTTTCATCTTTTTAGTTATGATATGGCTAGTGGTACAGGAAGTGGTGCAGGAGATTTATCAAGTGGAACACTACTTGCACATAATGGAAGCACTTTAACTACAGGCAATGACAGAGTAACAACAACAACATTAACAATAGATTCAGCAAATGTAGCAGCAGATAAGGTGGTTATAGCTACCTTTGAGAATGTGGGTGCAACCACAGATATAGCAGCACAATTAATCATAAAATATCACTATCAATAGGAGAATTTGAGATGGCTCAATATACAAAAGAAATAAAAATAAGTACAGATAAAGGTGAATACCTTAAAAGATTAACAGGAAATTATAATATTATATTTGATAAGGTTATGAAAGTAGATAATCAAAATAGACCTGTTACACTAATTAATTATGCAGATGATGCAGGATCAGATACTATGCAAGCACCTAAAGCAATATTAGTAGAAAATACAGGTAATGTATCTTGTGAAATAGGAATGGAATCAGTAGAATGGACAGTAGATAATGCAACAGATTCAGCAGATACAATAAGTGATACAAGCCACTATCTTAGAATTTTAATACCTGCTAAAGAATGTATTTATTTACCTAATAATAGATTAATTGGAGCATCAGATAATGCTGGGGGAGGATTAGGAATAGAGGTTGATAATGCTGTTCCTGATTCAAATGAATATGTAGATAGTGGTGCAGATGCAGATCATGCAACTTCAGCTACATTAGGCTCTGATGCAGCACATACTACTCTTAATTTAGAAAATGGGCATAGTAAATATTTTAAAGTAAATGATTTAATAAGACTAGAAAATGAAATATGCAGAGTTACAGCAGTAGGGACAGGTGCTGATTTAGCTAATAGCACTTGCACTATTGAAAGAGGTTTGTATGGCTCTACAGCAGCAACTCATGCAGATGATGTTGCAGTAAGGTTTCCTTTCTTTAATATGCACCATGACTTTGATGATACATCTTATAATGGTGGTGGTAATGGTAGTGCTACAGTAGTAAAAACAAATGGTAGTGGTTTATTTAGGGCTATGAATTTCTTTGGATATGGAAGAACTGCAGATGCTATATGTGATGGGTTAGTTGCAGGCTCTATTGCTATTAAATTTTATGAGCATGGTTATCAAGAGTTTGGTTTAGCAGGAATTACAGCTAGTACAAAAACAGGTTTAGCAGTAAGTACAGCTTATGCTTTTGCTTTAACAATAGATGGTGGTAGCTCTGATGATGTTAGCTTTACAACTGATTCTAGTGATGTAACTTTTGGTAATGTTATTGGTAAGATACAATCAGCAATAAATGATAAGTTTACAGCAGGAACAAATTTAAAGAATAAAAAAGCAACTATAGCAATAGTTAATGGAGATATAAGAATTACAAGTAGTTCAAGATTATCTACAGGAGCAATAGCAATAGCAGCACCTAGTTCAGGAACTACACCTTTAGGAGTAGGAATTATACCTGCTGTGGGAGCATTAGAAAAAGCAGTAGCAGCTAGGTTGCCTGATGATACTATATATGATTCTGTTACTTATGCAACTATAAAAAATACAGGTGCATTCTTACTAGATGATGGTATGGGTAATTTAAAAGGTGCAGGTGGTAGTGGTACTATAAACTATGAAACAGGAGAGATTAATTTAAATGCTTATCCTAATGCAGAGTTTGTAGTGAGTGCTAATACTAAAGCAGCACATTCAGGTGGTTTTGAAGTAGGCACTAAAAAGAATGCTTTTACTTCAATAGGTGCAAGAAGCTGCAACCAAAAAGCAGATACAGAAATTAGAATAATAAGTTTAGGATAAATAAGTGGAGCAGATTTTTGATATAATGATATTGGGGTTGTTGTTCAATGTTTTGCTCCACCCTATCCTAGACACTAAAAATTTAAAAAAGAGGTAAATAATGGCTATTACAGGCTTTAAATATGCAAGTATATCAGATTTAAGCAATTACTTTAATCAATCAGGAGATTTTGATAGTAAAGTTCAGATATTTCCAACTTTAACTTCAGGCAATTTGCACTTGTTTAGAGATTGTGGTTATGTAGATACTCTTTTTATTAATGGTGAAGAACAAGCAGCAGCTCAAGGCACAAGTGGTGCTGTAGATTCAAATGGTGAATGGTTTTATAATAGTGCAACAAATCAATTAGAATATTACAATAGTAACTATTCAGCTACAACAATACATAACCAAATATTTGAAGCAGGTGAAGATTTTACTGATTATTTAAACCAACAGCTAGTAAATGCTAGTATGGAATTAAACAATCTTTTAGATGCTAAATATCCTACACCTTTACCTAAAAATACTCAAATATCAGAAGCTGCATCTAGTGGTTTAACAGCAGAGTATGATGCAATAGTGATTAAGGCTACTTGCTATATATGTGCTAGCAACTTAATAAGAAGTAAAGATCCTATGAGTGAAGAAGCAGATTATTACTATTCTTTAGTTACTAATGTAGATGGTACAGGAATTACAGATAGATTAAATAAAGGTGAATATAAACTATCTTTTGAGGTAGATAATAAAGATTCACAAGGATCTATTAGAAAGATTACACAGGTAGGCACTATGCAACTTGTTGAAACAGCAGGGCAATATTATGGTGAGCCTTATGATGTACTTAGAATAACTTGCACTACAGGTGGTGCTTATGGTACAGCTAAGTGTAAGGTAGAGTATTATGGAAATGATAAGCTATTTGGTCAAGAATCTACTAATAATATAGTTACAGGTGGATTAGATGATTGGTCAGGCTTAGGTGGTATTAGAGTTAGATTTCAGGGTGCTTCTATGACAGCAGATGACCAATGGGAAATTCCTGTAGTATCAGAAACAAGAAAGATTAGCAATTCTTCTACAGGTACTATAAACCTAAGTAGAAAAGGGAAGATATTATAGATGGCTATTACTTACACAAATAATTTTAATAATATTATGGATAAGCTAATGGAAATAGTAAAGGCAGAGATGCCTATTCCTGTTCAAAAGACAACATTAGAGCAACCATTATTAAAAGCAAATGAATCTATTAGGTTAATTCCTAATGGATCATCATTGGTAGAATATGCTTCACACATGGAGCAGAGAGAATATAGTATAACAATACAATATGTATTTACAGACAGAAGGGAAAACCATAGCTTTTTAGATCATGTTATGAATAATTGTTCAAGGCTAGAAGCATTAATCCATGACAATATATCTATAACATTAACTGATTCAACTACTGCATTTAATCTAAGAATGAATGATATGGACTTAGATGCTGAGATAGAAGAAGAAGGTTTCTTTGTGGTAGAGTATGACTTCACTTGTGAGCATATTGGAAATGTAGCATAGGAGCAAATAATGAAAGTAAAAGCAAATAATAAAATTAATAAATTTTCATCAGCAGATTTACTTTGTTCATCATTACAATTTGGAAAACTAGAAGATGGAAAAGAAGTTGAAGTAAGTGATGAAGCAGCAGCACAGCTAATATCTATGGGTATAGCTAGTGAAATTAAAACAAAAAAAGTAACTAATAAGAAATCACATAGTAAGGAGAAAAAATAATGGCTATTAGTAAAGTAATAAGACCTGTAAGTGATATAAAAGTTGGTATTAAAGGAGAAGGCTCATTTGGAAATGGGTTAGCTGATGATACTGCTTTTAGACAATTACCTATAGTTCAAGTTCAAAAACCTGTATTTAATACCTTTAGAGAATCTAGGTTATTATCAGGCAGAGGTTTAGTAAAGCATAAAAATGACACAATAGTAAACAATAGAGGTGGTACAGTTACAATGCCTTTTGAATTTGTAGCAACACCTAAATTATTAGCACAGCACTTAGCTTTGTGTTTGCAAGAGCATAGTGAATCAGGTAGTTATAAGCATTTATTTGAAGTGGGAGGGCAAGGATCTGAAACTGCACAAATTGGTGGAAGTCCAACTAATAATATCCCACATACTGTTAATATTGCATATTATCCACAATCTTCAGGTGGTACAAGAATAGTAGGTGCTTGTGTATCAGACATGGCTATTAATCTTGACTATGGAACAAATGGTGGATTAATGACAGTTAGTGGAAACTATTTCTCAGGGTTTTCTAATCCTGTTGCAGGTGGAACTAAGCTAGAAACAGACTTTAATGGTGCTTGGGCAGCCCCTGAAACTACAGGTTATTACAATATTTGTGATATGAGTACAAAAACACTAGGTGTAGATGATTATAATGATAATGATGATGATGATGCAGCAGATGCTGATGCAGAAAGAGATATTGTATTAAAATCATTAAGTTTTAATTTATCTAATGGTGTTAATAGAGTTGGTCATAACACTAATGGTGATGCAGAAATGTATTCAATCCCTGAGTATGCAATTACAGGTAGCATGAATATTAAATTAGATGATAACTTTGACTACACAGCAGGCACTAATATAATTCAAGATTTCTTAGATGGTGACACTATGAAATTAAAAGTTAATATTGGTGATGGTACTTTAAGTTCTGTTGGAGAAGCTAATATAGTAGCTAATATTCAATACACAGGTGATCCTGCACAAGATCTAAGTGAAAATGGAATTTTCCATAGCTTATCTTTTGAATGTGTAGATGCAGGAACAGGTGATGGTACTGAAGCATTTCAAATTGAATTGTTTAATGGGGAATCCCAATCAGCTTGGTAAATTTATCTTAGTTTAGTATATTAGCATACTAAATGGAGATTAAAAATGTCAAAAAATGTTAAATTAGAAGGTGAGAATGTTAAGGAATTAACATTTGAGGTAAAGGATTTAAATCTTGATAAAAGGATTGAGTTCAATAATATCATAACTAAAAGTGGTGGTATTTCAAATATTGGATTTGGTGATTGGGTTAATATGATTAGGATTGCAACAACCCTAACTGATGATGATATAAATCAATTTACTGATACTGAAGTAATATCTGTAGCAAATAGATGTTATGAGGTTGTCAATAAAAAAAAATTGAAGAAATAACATTAATTTTAAATGTTTGGTTTTCAGTAAAAAGACCAAGTATTGAATTAACTAAAAAATTTCCTTATCAGGCTTTAAATCCTGTTACACAAAAAAAACAAATAATAACAGGTGAACAACAGATTTATGAAATACTAATGCAATGTCAGCAGGAAGCAGTTGAAAAAGGCTATGATGTAGGAGAAGCCCTATACAATCAACACTTCTTTTTTTGTGATTCTGTAATGCTTTATGATGAAGATTGTCAATCTTTAATTAAAAAGTATATTTTTTGTGATACCTTTAAATGTCCACCTTATGCAAGTTTAGATGAAACACCTGCTGAACTTGTAGATAACTTCCTATTAATAAAAGCTGAAATAAGAAAAGCTAGAAAAGCAGAGGAAAATTAGATGGCTGGAAATACTTTTACAGAAAGAATAAAAATACAATTAGATGGTGCAGGCAAGGCAGCTAAAGGTGCTAATAAAGTATCTAAAGGAATGACTAAACTAGCTACTGCTGCTGCAGGTGCTGCTGCTGCTTATTTTGGAGCAGGAATGCTAATTGAAGGTATTAAGAAATCAACAGAAGCATTTGCTGCACAAGAACTTGCACAAAGAAGGTTAATGCAATCTACAGGTGATTCTGCTGCTGCTTTACAACTTCATGCTGCTGCCTTACAAGCAAATTCCATACATGGTGATGAAGCTATAATGGCTCAGCAAGCATTTCTAGGATCAATAGGAATGACAGAAACCCAAATAAAACAAATTCTGCCTGTGGCTATGGATTTAGCTGCTGCTACAGGAATGACATTAGAAAGTGCAGTTAGAAACACAGCTAAAACATTTTCAGGACTAGCAGGGGAACTTGGGGAGCTTGTACCACAGCTTAGAGATTTAACTGCTGAAGAAATGAAAGCAGGTAAAGCAGTTCAGGTAATGAGTGATTTATTTGCAGGTCAAGCACAAATTGCAGCAACTACTTATGATGGGGCTATGAAACAAATTGATAATAGGATTGGAGATTTATCAGAAAATATAGGTCAAGCTCTAGCTCCTGCAATCGCTAAGGCTAAAACTGATTTAGCTAATTTCATAGAACATTGGTTAGAACTATTTGGGCTAATGCCTGATGTTAATGATTTTGTGAAGGAACATACTCATCTATTAAGAATGGAACATGCTCAATTTAATGCTAATATCAATTTAATAAAAAACCACAATATAGATGCTCAAACAAGAGAGAGTTTAATGAAGCAAATAAATACTCAATATAAAGAGTATTTGCCTTTCTTATTAAGTGAGGAAACAAGTTTAGAAGATATTGATAAAGCACAAAAAGCAGTTAATAAATCCCTCAGAGAAAGCATTAATTTAAAAATACAAGAAGTGCAGACACAATTCTATGAAGCTGAAGCAGGAAAGAAGCTAAATGAAGGCTTAGAAGCTAGAAGGCAATTGGAGGAGATGATTTTGCTCTTACATGAAAGAGGATTCAAATCTCCTGCAGGAAATATATATGATGAACTAGATTTAATGGAAATGAATGTTTCTAGATTAACTTCTATAGGTAGATCTATGGCTCTTGATTTTCAGAAGGCTTTAACAGATGCAGATGTATATGAGTTCTTGACAAAGGGTATTGCAGAGTTGCCTCTTATAGGTCCACTATTTGAAGAGCTAGAAAAATCATTAGGAATTAAGTCAATAGATGAAGCTATTGCAGAAGCAGAAAAGAAAATGGAAGATTCTGATAAAATGTTTCAAGCCTTTATAGAGAAGGCAGCAAAAACAAGAGCAGAATTTGAAAGGTTGAGCAAAGAATATAATAGAGCTGATCCTGATGCTGATCCTGATGATCCTGATGATCCAAAGCCTGAAAAAACTTTTGATGAAAAATACAAAGCTCTTGAAGCAGAACTTATAGCAAAAGCAGAACTTAAAAAAGAAGAATTAGCATTACAAAAACAATTTATAGAAAAGCAAGGAGATTCAGCTAAAATATTAGGCATGTATAAAGAAAAAGAAATAGAAACTCAAGATGAGTGGAATGCGAAAAAGTTAGAACAATTTGCTTTGCTAGAGCAAGAACAAAAATGGACAGATGACTTTATTGCAGCAAATGAAGAAAAGGCTAAGGCTCTTGGAATGGTGCAAGAAAAAGAATTGGAGGGGCAGGAATTATTTAAACAGCAACAAGATGATGCTTATACTGCTGCTGTGAATTTGCAAACATGGACAGATGAATATATAGAAGCAAATGCAGAAAAAGCTGAATCTCTAGGCTTACTAACTTCAGCACAAATAGCAGAAACTGAAGCAAAAGAAAGAGATAGAAAGGTAGAAGCAGAAAGAGTAGAGGGGATACAAAAAGAAGTTGATGTATTGAATCTTAAAAATGAAACTGTTTCAAGCACTTTAACTGCAGGAGAAAAGTTACTTAGCTTAAATCATAAAAATGCTAAAACTATTGGAAAAATACAAACAGCAAGGGCTTTAGTTGATGCTTATTTTTCAGCACAAGTATCATTTAAACAAGCACAGCAAAACCCACTATCTATAGCTAACCCTGCATATCCTTATGCAATAGCTGCAGCAACATTAACAAAAGGATTAGCAAATGCAGCAGCAATAAGATCAAGAGTTGCTGCTAAAGGTATGGATGAAGTTGTTACTGAGCCTACATTAATTCTTGCAGGTGAAGCAGGTGCAGAGTATGTAGATATAGAGCCTTTAACCAATGAGGGAGAAGGCAGAAAGGGTGGCATAAATATTACTTTTACAGGCAATGTTATGAGTGATTCATTTATAGAAAATGAAGCTATTCCCAAGATAAAAGAAGCAATTAGAAAAGGTGGAGATATAGGAATAAGTTAATGATACAATTACCTGAAAAGTTTGAAATAG